TATAGTCTTTACCATCAATTGTAAAAGTTTGTTCTTTATTCACATCTGTTTGTGTATTCAATTCACTACTCATTTTTTCTCCTATTATTAAACGTTTGGTTTAACGGTGATTAAACCTTCAATTATTCTTGTTACAGTACTGTCACTTGCCGTTATATCTAAATCATAAACATAACGTGCTGGTGCGTCTAAAGCTGCAGTTTGAGCTGCAGTTAAAGAAAGTGTTATAACACCTGTTGTTCTATCGGCATCAAAAGTTGTTGTAATATCTGTTCTTGTTCTTGTTGAAGTAAAACCTAAAGCCATCTTTGCACTTGCTGTATAATTAGTCAAGTCTAAAGGATTTCCATCACTACCTTTAACGGTAACTGCTGATGAAAACGTTGTTCCTTGGTCTATTACATAATTTGCTACTGCTGCCATAATACTATTTATACTTGTTTTTTACTTTATTTTTTTGAAAAATAATTATCAATATATTTAGGCATTTTCATATCCTTTTTTGATATATATGAATTTTTATACTTTATATATGAATCAGATATTAAATCTTTATACTCTTTATTTGAGTCATCAGCATCCCAAGGAGATCCCATTGCTAAAGTAAATTTTATATCATTGTCGTTATTTTCCATTGTATGTGGCCAACAACCAGACATAATAAAAGGGTGATTTTTTAAGTTTTCTGATATATAATGATTTTTATTTTTTCCATTAAAATATAAATTATTTGTTTGACCATTTATTACAACTCTAAACTTATGTTCAAGTGTATTATTATCAAAATTCTTTCTACCACAATCTATGTGTGTAGGATTATATTCTTTAGGTTTTGTACATATAATAACTATTCTACCAAGATATTTGGACCACGGTAAAATATTATTCTCTATATATGACCTAACTTCAGGTAACTGTTCACTTTGTTTAGACCATTGTTTTTTTATTTCGTTTTTATTTTCTATATTATTTCCTTCAGTTACATATATTGGAATGTGTCGGCAGTTTCTAAAATTATCTTTAAAATTTCCTTCTTCATTTACAATTTTTTTTAATCTTAAAATTAAATCTTCGGTTACAGGAAACTTTGGTAAATCCAAATATAAAAATGCTAAATCTTTAATCATTTATTTCAATCATAGGTTTTGTGTATCTACTCCAAGGTGTATAATAGCCTTTAATAGAATTTTTATAAGTATCATCTTTTTTCATCAAATGAAATGTTATGCCTAATTTCCATTTACAATCTAATTCATTAAAACCTGCTGGTGCGTGTAATACTGATGTGTCTTGTACTATAGCTGTTTTTGGTTCCCACTTTAATATTTTTTCAATAGAAAGACCATCATAAGAACCTAAAGGTATATGTGTTGGCATTATTTTTTCTAAAATTTTATGATCTTTGTTAGAATAATCCAAATCTTCTACACCATATTCATCATAAGATTGTATTCTTATTACATTATGATAATTAGCGAAACTATTAATTAATCTACCTCTCATAAATTGTGTAGCGTGTCCTCTATATCTTTGATTAAAAGTAACGTATTCACTTGAATCAACATGATCAATCGCAATAGGAATTATTATATCTTTATACGGCCTATATCCATCTATATGAGTAACACTATCCGTATGAAGGCCATAAGGTCTAACAGCTTTAAAAAACTGATCACCTACACTTATAGGGTCGTTACTTATATCACTATAAAAATAAATATCATCACCAAAGTGTTCGTGTATTTTAGGTCTTAAAATATCTGATATGATTTTTTCTTTTAGAGGAAATATTATATGGTAAATATGATTATTAACAACTTCAACATTTTTATATTTTTCGTAAAAATCAATTAATGTATTTTTTTCTTTATCATTAATAAATTCGTCTATTACATAAGAGTCTTCATATTGATCCTTAAACAATTTTACATCTGGATTATGAATAATATCCATGTTTCGCAATTCATCATCTTTAAATATTTTATTTGTTTTGTAACTAGGCATTATGATATACTCTTTTATTTTTAGATTGTTCAAAACTTCTTGTACTAAAAGTTGTGTCGGGATTCCAATCTTCTATTTTTTTAAACATACGAATTGATATGTTTAGTTTTTTACTTGCACCTTTTAAGTGATAGTTAGATGGACCGTGAATTAAAGCTGTATCTTTTATGATTGCATTTCCAGGTATATTTTTTTCAATACTGTGTACTGTCATACCTTCAAAATAAGTTGGTGAAAATCTATCACCAATATGATTTTCAACAAAGTCATAATCAATTTTATTACCATTTAAATATTTAATACCTTCTATATCATATGTTTCCCTTAATGCATTTGAGTAAACATTTAAGCCTGTGTCTTTTGATCCTTTTCTAAAATGTGTTGATCTTCTATAACATCTTTGATTAAAATTGTATGTATATACCTCAGCATCATTTTCAATCCATAGTGGTATAACTATATCTTTTTGAGTTAACCATTTAGGTATATGTGTAATTGCGTCTGTATGAGGTGCAAATATTTTTGTCTGTTCTATAAAAAAATCTGCCGAATGTGGATGTTCATCATTATGAATTTGATTATATAATCTAAATTCACCAAAGTGTTTTTGTATTTTAGGTAACAGTATTTCTGATACTTCTTTAAAATTTTCTATGTAATTAAGATTGCCGCCTTGTATGTGCCAACCTTGATTGTTTATATTTTTATAATACCAATCTACTAAAAATTTAACTTCGGTATTATCAAAAAACTTTTCTATTTGATAAACATCTTCTTCTGGAAAGATACCATCCCATAGTGTTTCATTAGGATTATTAAATTCATTTATCATTTATTTTTATATCTTCAAAAGGTATATCGTGCAATCCCATATGAAAGACTATTCTTTCAATCGTAGGCGCTTTTACGCCATGAGCCACCTTTGTATTAATTACTGTCATATTTTGATATAACACTTCCGTACCGTCATCAAAATATAAAGGTCCTGTCATTTCTGTTACTGGAATAACAACTGAACTTTTACTTAATACATCAACGTGTAAAGGCAATTCTCCTCCAGGCAATACTCTAAAAAAATTACATCTCCACTCCTTAGGTCTTATTCCTAAATAGTTCCATATTTTTTTTATTTCTCTTAATAAGGGTCTATCAAAATCTTTTATTTCCTGAACAAAAAACTTTCTGTTTTCCCAAGACATATATTCTTTATATAATTTGTTACTATCTTCCCACTTATTATTAATATATGATTTAAAAAACTCTTTGTCGGTATTGTAGTTAGTTTCAATGTAGTTAGACATCTAAATCCTCTTGTGTCAAAAACGAAATAATAATATGAGCTCTTGTAGTTTTTCCTTTATTCCAAGCACTATGTTTAAGGCCTTGATTTAAAAACCAACACTCTCCTGGCAACATTTTTTGTTCGTGTTTTACACCGTTTCTGTCAATGACGTGAAACCCACAATCTTCATTTGTTGTTAAAGGTATGTGATAACGTACAGAATAATCTGTATTATAATCAATATGATCACCAATAAATGCACCTGGATCCATAACAGCAATTCTTGCTCTTGTATGTTCAGCTTTAAAACTTTTTAATACTTCTTCAAGGTATGTTCCTGCTACCCAATCTTTTACCTTATTATAGTGTCGTTCATCTAATCGTGTTTTAGGTATTTTTTTATCATAAACACGATCTTCCATTTCAGGATTATATTCTGTAAGTGCTATTTGTTTATATGGAGAACCATTAACTTCATACTTTCCATCTTTGTCTTTTACGATATAATTTTCATAAGGCTTAACATAACTTCTATAATCCCAAGCCATTCTCTTACCACCTAATGCTTTAGTTATTTGACTTTCATTTTTGTATAATTCAGATTCAGCCACATCATTGTTAACTAAAAATTGATATGCGTCTTCTATTGAAGTAAATTTTAAACCAAATGCTTTTTGTAGTTTTGCTGTTTTACCACCCACAAGGTCACCGTATCCTTCTTTAACCTTTAAATCATCTTCTTGTTCAACTGGCATATTTCTAACAACTTCATTGATACGTTCATAATCAAATGTATATGATAGTTTTTTAAATGCTGGTAATTGTTCTCGTTTTAACATAATCTTGCCTTGTATTGCTCACTACCATGTGAAACTTGTATCTTTATATCAGATACATTCCAAATAGTATTTGTTTTTTGTCCTAAGTTATATATAAACTTTTTAAAGTATCGTAAAGACTTCTCTCTACTAATAAAGATTTTGGAATAGCCTAGTTTTTTTGCTATATCTATTTGTTGTAAAACCATTTCACAAACGTGATCGTCTGCTATTACTTTTGATGTTCTTCTCATTTTAGGCATTTCATAATATCTATTCAATATTCTTACTTCATTTTTATCAAAGTATTTATCTCTTTTTAATATAGTTGAAAATCCTACAATTTCATCTTTCATTGTGTATATACTAATAGCTTCAAAGGACAACCAATTCATATCTATATAATTTTTATAAAGAGCATCTTTACTATTAAAAGTTATTTTATTTAACTGTTGAATAATATCAGGTCTGTCTTTAGGTATAAAAGTAGTGCTTATAGCTGGTTTATGGCTGTGCAAAGGTTTTAACATAATTATAAAATTCTTTTGTTTTTTTACCGTGGACTAGTAAGTGTATTCGTTCTTCATCTGAATTATTTTCAACATAGTGTTCATAATGTATATTTAAGACTACACTCATACCAGGTTCATATTTCAATTCTTTGTTATTTAAAATAAACTTGTTACCTTCTGGATAAGTAATACTTATATTCAAAGGTTCAAGCCAATTTTGTTCAGGTATATCAATATGTTTTGCAATGTAACCTTTAGGCTTGATAACTAAAAACCTTACATCATCTATACGAGAATACGGTAAAGTTTTTACCCAATTCATAGTATTAGAACATTTCTCTCCTATATCTGTAGTAAAAGGTTTTAATCCTTTTTGTCTATATTCCCAATGACTATTTGTTTTATCAGAACCAAAGCCATAGAGAGTTACAGCAAACCAATCTTTATGTCCATCTTCTGGTCTGTGAATTATTAAACTTTCTTTTATTGAATTATATTCTTTTAATATGGTATCACAAGGAACATTAAAGTCCATGGACACCCATTCTACGTTACTGTTTCTATCAAAGGTCATTATATAAAAAGTTTTTTAGCAACTAATCCTGCAAAATCATATTTACTTAATTGTATCTGCCCAGGATTTGCGTGATGAACATTATGATGTCCTTCACCTGCAGATAAAATTCCTATCAACCAGTTATATGCTGGTTTACCGTCTTTATGTCCTAACGCATTAAATATTCCATAACTTACAAAACCTAACACTAAAGGGGATAAAACAAATACAATAAACAACGGCACACTTATTAATAAAGTTATGATTGCTGTTGCAATATGTAATTTAAGCCAATGTTTATGAAAAAACATAATACGAGGATTGTTATACAAATCCCTTACGTAGTGTCTAGGAATTTGTTTTACTCTCCAATTGTTTATCAACACGTTCCAAAAACCTTTATGTGCTGGTGAGTGTGGATCTTCCTCTGTATCTGAATGTCTGTGGTGTATTCTGTGAGCGCCTACCCAACCTAATGGTGATCTACTACCTGCTAACATAGCAAGATATAAAGCAATCACCTCAAACCATTTAGGTGTTTCAAATTGTTTGTGAGCAAATTTTCTATGTAGGCCTATTGATAGACCAAACATAGCAATAATTTGATACCAAATAAACCCAAGTATTAGCATAACGAAATATTCCATAGCTTATTAATATGTTTCTACTGACCAAGAAATGTTATTAGCAAGACAATAAGTTGCTCTTTCTTTAGCACTTTTAATCATTGCAGGATCTTCTTCAGCATCAAATGCTGACAATGGTGTTCTAAAAGTAATCGACATAACTTTTGATAGTGCATTTGGATCGCCATCAGATAGATCATAACTAATAATTTCTCCAGAAGCTTTAAGTTCATCCATTTTACTTATAGTTTCAGCTGGCATATTAGATTGTGACCAAAAATTAGTAGATGTATTATCTCTTTGTTGAACTAATTTTACTGTATAACTCATTTATATAACTCCTATTATGTGTATTCTATCTTGCTTTGAAGCATTTAATGCTGTGTGATTTTGTGTGGTATCAACAACATAATAATTACCGTCAGCAGGATAATGTTTTACTTGCTTATTTATAATAAAAAAACATTTGTCATTAGTTATCACTGGTATATGTATTCTTTTTGTAGTATCCTGATGATATGTATAACAAGTTTTAGGTCTTAAAGTCATTACTCTTGTTCTATACATATTCAAATCCTTTATGATTGAATTTATATATGGCAAGTCAAATATAGGTACGTCAAACTCTATTTCTCTACGGCCTGTATTATTAAAAATTTCTGCACCTATTCCATAAAAAGGATCTAAATTATCTTTTGTTCCTTGAAGACATATTTGATCTTTGTAATTAGGTAAAGTTTTAAGTTCTTCTTTTATTTTTTCTAAATCTAATAACATACGGTTATTTCTTTTACTCTATGTGGTTGTTTTAATATCCATTCTATAACTGATATACAATATTCAACAGACATTTTAGGTCTATCAATATCTGCAACTCTTGGAGTATCTATAAATCCAAAATTAATTATACAAGTATCAACGCCTTCATAAAACAATTGATCATTAACATCTCTTAATGCTTTCTTTTCAATGCCATACTTATAGGCAGGCTTATGACCTTTAGTCCAATCTGATCCAGCAGATCCTATATTGATTATTTTTTTGTGTAATTTTGCTGCTTCATACAGCATATTGACTTGTGTAAATCCGTCGTGTTTATTATTGATAAATACATCTGCTTCGTTTAGATTATCAACACACTTAAATTTTTTACTCAATGCCTCACCAAGACCTCGTCTTGTGCCAGTTATATAGAATTTCATATAGTTATTTAGTCTATAAATATTGTTATCTAATTGACAAATTAATCAAACTATGATATAATTTAGTATGAAAAATGTAAATATAATATGTACAACTAAACCTGGTGATGGCCTTCTACACTACAGTTATGAACATTGTTGTTTTCTTAATGATTTAGGTATAAAAGCAAAACTAATAATTATAAGAGACCATAGATTTTCTGAACAATCTTACATCAATGCTCTAAATGAATGTTATGTCAAATATGAAAATGTAATATTTGATTTTTACACACCCACATCAAACGATATAACATTGATTATGGGAAGAAGTCAGCTGACTTTAGCATACTTAAATAAACATACTTACAATAATGATCAACTTCTAACTTTACATTTATTGTTTAGTGGCAATCTTATATCTGTATATTCTGAAAATCATGTTAAAGAATATCCTATTGCGTTACAATATTTCAAACCTAAAAAAGTTTATGACTTATGCGACCATGATGTATATGTTAATGGTATAGGAGAACAATTTGAAAAGATAATAAACTTTAGTATATACAAACCTGTAAAAGAAGATATACAATTTAAGTATTTGTTTTTAGGCACAAATGAAATATATTATAGAGAAGTAGAAAAACACATACACAATTATCCTGATCACGGTATTATAACATACAATGACAAATTTATAAACCCTAAACTAAACAATCTAATGGTGCCAATCACAAATGTATTAGGTAAATTTGAATCATATGTTTACACAAAACCTAACTTTGATCCTGCACCTAGACTATTCATGGAGTTTAGATGGCTAAAAAAACAGGTCATTTATTTAAGGGATAAATATAAGCAAGATGGTGGTAAAGTTTATTGGAATAGACCTGTTACCTGCTTATCACAAAGCAAAGATAAGTTAAAAAATTTATTAAAACTATTATGAATAAGAATATGATAACAGAGGAAGAAAAAAGAAGAATAAAGGAAGAGAGAAGAATACAAAAAGATATTAATTATTTTTTAGGTAGAAAATTTATTAATATTGATATTGGTTTCAGATGTCCTCTTCAATGTCCAAGATGTCAAAGACAAAGACAACATTTAAATCATGGTGAAAAAGTACCAGGATATGATTTGACTATGAGTGAGATTGAAAAATTATCTAATTTTTATACTACTTTTGGTTTCTGTGGTCAGTTGTCTGATCCTATATTTCATCCTAAATTTCCACAAATACTAAAATTATTATATGATAAAGAAGTTCATTGTCAAGTTCACAACGCTGCTTCACAAAAATCTTTAGATTGGTATATTAAATGTTTTAAAGCAAATCCACGAGCTGATTGGATTTTTGGAATTGATGGTATGCCTGAAGAAAGTCATAAGTACAGAATTAACCAAAATGGTGTTAAGTTATTTAATGTTATGTTAAAATCAAAAGAGTACTTAAAAAGACCACCAACGTGGCAATATATTGCATTTAGTTATAATGAAAATAATGTAGAAACTGCAAAAAAACTAGCAAAAAAATCAGGCGTAAAGTTTTTACTTGTAGAGTCATCACGTTGGATAAATTCAGAAGATCCACTTAAACCAAAAAATGATGAGGTATCATTAAATGCCAGAAGATAATAAATTAAAAAACGAAGAAATAATAATGGAACCTAGATGTATGCCAGCTTCAGCTCCTGATGATTATGAACACAGGATGCAGGCAGCTGTTACTAATAGAGGCCATCTTATACCTTGTTGTTGGTTGGATCAACCTGAAGTATTAAGAGGTGCAACAATGAAAAAACTTTTAGAAGTAAGTAAAATAAGTGAACACAACACTATTGAGGATATTTTACTTCATCCACGATGGAGAAAATTTGCTAAAAATTTGGCAGAGAGGAACATAAGTAAAATTTTACCTACGTGTATAGATCATTGTCGGAAAAGAAGAGGAAGATTTAAGATTAAAAAAGAAACATATTTAGAATATGATGAAACAAAAGAAAAAGAAACTAATAGTTAGCGGATGCAGTTATACTATTAAAAATTATATATCAGATTCATATCCAGAATTAGATTGCTCATGGCCAAAATGGCCTGAATTACTAGGTGAAAAACTTAACATGGAAGTTATCAATTTAGGTTTTAGTGGTGCTGGTAATAGATATATTTTACAAACATTAATCGAAACAATAGAAAGAACACCTAAAGATGAAATAGGGCTTGTTATAGCTGCATGGTCTCAATCTAATAGAGATGATTGGCAAAATTACTATGATTTTAACCGTGAACATAAATTTGATAATGAAAGATATTTAAAAAACTTTAAATGGATGAATAATAGAAAAAACAGACCTGGAAGTGTATTTTATTGGGTTAGAGAAGCGTGTCTTTTTTATATAATATTACAAAATATATGCAAACTGTACAAATTACCTTACTTTCAATTTCAAATGTTAAGTCTGTTTGAAGGATGGTTACATGGACTTTTAAAAACTGAAACAGAAATTATTGAAAACTTAAATAATCCAAATTTTGTTCCAAAATATGAATATACAGGAAACAAAAATAAAGATTATAGAAAACTGGTTAAGTTATTATATGAATATGAACCATTTATTGATACCAAAAGATTTATAGGGTGGCCATTAGTAATAAGACTTCATGGATTTGCTATTGAACAAAAAACATTGATGAAAAGACAATTGCCTGGTCAAATGGATATGGAAATGAATGAAGAATATATAATAGGAGGAACTGACACACACCCAAACGAAAAAGGACACAAAAAACTAGCTGAATTTATTTATGAAAAAATGAAAATATGAAAAAAATATTATTAGTAGCAGGTTGTAGTTATTCAAACGAAAGATTTACATCTATACATCATCCTGAATTAGATGTTAGTTGGCCTAAATGGCCTACAATACTTGCTAAAAAGTTAGATATGGAACTTATAAATGTTAGTGAGTCAGGTGCAGGACAAGAATACATCTATAGTAATATAATTGATAAATTACAAACTATTGATCACTCTAAAATAGGTTTAGTTATAGCAGCTTGGAGTACAGCGCCTAGACGTGATTGGCAGTATGAAGAATTACACTCAAAGAAAGCAATATGGTCAAATGATATGAACGACTCAAAAGGTTATATGATCTACTGGATAAACAGATCATTAAGATACTATTATAGTTTTCAAAGTGTGTGTGAAAATTTAAAATTACCTTATATGCAATTTCAAATGTTAGACTTATTTAAAAGTTATCTACGGCAAGAAGTTATTAAAAGAAGATTTAAAAGTGTCAACACTAGAGATGTTGCTGAAACATATTTGAATGCGGCTATTGATTTTAATCCAGAAGAAGGATACTGGAAAGAACAAAAAGAAAAAGAATACTTGGCACATATACATAATAGTCCATACTACGAAAAAATTAATAATAATTTTATAGGGTGGCCTACTCATTCTAAATTAGATGGTTTTTGTGTGGCAAAAAAAGTATTAGATCCAGATACTGATAGAATATCAGAATTAGATAGACACCCTAATAAACAAGGGCAAAGAAAAATAATGGAGTTTCTATATGAAAAAATACTTAATAGTTGCTGGTTGTAGTTATTCAAACGAAAGATTTAGTTCAGTACATCATCCTGAATTGGATGTCAGTTGGCCCAAATGGCCACAGTTACTTGCTGATAGATTAGATATGGAACTTATAAATTTAAGTGAGTCAGGTGCAGGACAAGAATACATCTATAGTAATATAATTGATAAATTACAAACTATTGATCACTCTAAAATAGGTTTAATTATTGCAGCTTGGAGTACAGCACCTAGACGTGATTATCAGACAGAAAGTTTATATTTTAAAAAGGCAATATGGTCAAATGATATGAACGACTCAAAAGGTTATATGAATTATTGGATTGATAGGTCATTAAGATATTATTATAGTCTTCAAACTGTGTGTGAATATTTTAAGCTACCTTATAAACAATTTCAAATGGTAGATTTATTTAAAGGTTATCTGTGGCAAGAACTTATCAATAGAAGAACAAAACAAGTTTTAGACAATAAACAAATTCCTGTTTTAAATAAACCAGAAGATTTAAAAGTTGATGAAAAACATTGGAAAGAAAAAAAAGAAAAAGAGTACTTGGCACAAATACATAATAGTCCATATTATGAAAAAATTAATAATAATTTTATAGGATGGCCTACTGATCCAAGACTAAACGGATATAGTTTAAGTGATAAAGTATTAGAAAATGTTGCTGATAGAATATCGAACATAGACTTACATCCTAATGAACAAGGACAAAGAAAATTAACGGAGTTTATATATGACAGGTTGGGATAGAGAATACCTAGAACACAAAGATGAATACCTAGAACTTTTTGATAAGTCAATGCAAAAAGAACAAGAAGGTAATGTTGAGTTTTTAGAAGACAAACTTAAATTATACACAGGTAGAAAATATGCTGTAGCCTGTAGTAATGGAACAGACGCATTACATTTTGCTTTAAGAAGTTTAGATATAAGAAAAGGTGATGAAGTATTAACAACACAATTCTCATGGATATCTACAGCGTCTTGTATATCAATGGTAGGTGCAACACCTGTATTTTGCGAAATAGATTTATCTTCTTATCATATGACTTTAGATAGTATTAAACGTATGTATTCAGATAAAGTAAAAGCAATTGTTTATCCACATCTATTTGGCAATATGTCAGATACAAAAGAGATATTAGAATTTTGTAAAGAAAAAAACATTACATTTATAGAAGACGCAGCTCAATCATTAGGAACAAGTCTTAATGATGTTAAAGCAGGATCGATAGGTGATATATCAACTTTAAGTTTTAATGCAAACAAAGTTGTTGCTGGGATTGCAGGAGGCGGTGCTATACTTACAGATGATAAGGATAAAGCAGAAATGTTTAGAAAATTAAGAAGACACGGTAACAATGAGATTTTAGGATATAATTCTAAAATGTTACTAATGAATGCTGAATTTATAAACTTTAGATTAAACAGAATGAAAGAATGGCAAGCTAAAAGGCAAGAAATAGCAAAACAATATGATGAACAATTAAGTGAATATGTTATAGTACAACCTACAACAAATGGCCTTGACCATAATTATCACAAATATGTTATTAGATTGCAAAATAAAAAAGTTAGAGATCATCTTAAAAAAGTATTAGCCGCAAAAGTACATTATGATCTACCCCTATCTGAAAATAAAATGTATAAAGACATAGAATATAGATCAGATAAAATGTTTATAAGTAAAATAGTTTGTGATACTATATTAACTTTACCTATTCATCCGTATATGACAAAACAAGAAGTTAATAAAATTATAAACACAATTATAATAACATTAGAACATAAAAAATATGAATTTGTAAATAATATGAAAAAAATATTAGGTGATGAAATATTTGATAACAGTTTATTAAATAAACCAACTGAACCTATCTATGATTATATTGTAGAAAAAATTTATCAAACACCAGATTATATTGAAGATGAACTATTTAAAAATAAACAAAAATTGAAAACAGCATTTAATAAATTTTATGAAAACATTATCTGAAATACAAGAAAATTATTTAGCTATAGATTTTTTTATGTCAATGTCTTGTAACAAAGACTGTCATTACTGTACAAGTTACACTTTAGAAATGCGTAATCTTACAGTAGATATAGATTTTTTAAAGATGACTTTAGGATTCTTAAAAGATTATAAAGTAAGAATTAATCTTTTAGGTGGTGAGCCAGGACTAATTAAAAATTTAGATGATGTGATAAATGAAATAAAAAAATATCCAAACTTTGTATGTTCAGTATTGTCTAACTCATTTATAAGAAAAAGATATCCACATATACTTGAAGATAAAGATATACTTTATGTTGAACATAATATATTAGATTGGTATGCTGACGGTGTAAAAAAATTAGGCAACTTTGACTTTGTACCTGAAAATGAATTTAATAATTATAATGTTGTTGTACAAACACCAAACTACTTTACTTTTAGTCACAAATTTCCTGATATAGTTAAAAAGCTAGATCACAAAAACACTATGTGGAAAGCATTTAATGGAAGATCAAAACAGTTTACAGACATTATTCAGGCAGATGAGATTGATCGTAAAATGTGTGCAGCTTTTCCTATGGTACCTGTTATAGATTTTGAAAAAAGACATATAGTACATTGCAGTAAAAAATTTGCTAATAATACTGAACTGTCAAAAACATTTGAACTAACGAAAGAAAATATAGACAAGATGATGAACTTCCAATTATTTAAATATGAAAACTATTGTAAAACTTGTACAGAATGGGTACAACCAAAAGGTCACTTTCCTATGAGAAAATATGCGAGGGTCTTAAATGGTTAAAATATATTCAATAGCATTAAATTTACACGACCATAACACTTACGATGGTATATTTCATAATCAAAAAGAAAGATTTACAAGATTTAAGCACAATCTTCCATATCACGCTGAAGCATACAATCATCAATCAGATATATTAAATCCAGCCGACTATAGACTAAATGATGAATTTGTAAAAGAATATTGGAAAAAGAAAGATGATGTTTTAGCATTTACATATACGTACGGCGGTGTTAGAATGTGTAGAGATATGTTACCAAAAGATGTGTTTGATTATGAACCTAAAAAACTATGGGATCACTATTACAAAGATGGAATTTATTTTATAGACCACCATCAATCTCACGCCACATACGCTTTTCTCAATTCAGGCTATAAACAATCTGATATATTGGCAATAGATGGGATTGGGTCAAAATACAGATGTGTATTTTTTGACAATGAACATAATTTAATTGACCTATCAGACAAATTACCTATTGGATGGTTATGGAATCATATGTCTGGACTTACGGGTTTTGGCACACTCGGTGCAAGTAAATTAATGGGAAAAGTTGGATATGGTAAATATAGTGAATATTATTATAATATATTTGAAACCATACTTGATGGCCCTATTACTGAAAAGAAACAAAAACATTTTGCACATATCAAGTTAGATAATATAGATGATTTAGCACACACACTACAAAAATTTACAATAGATAAAATAAAAGAATACGTATATCCATTAAAATCTTGTGATAACTTGTGTATTGCAGGTGGTGTTGCATATAATGGTTATATGAACGAAGAATTTACTAATCATTATGAAAATGTATTTGTGCCACCAGCTGTTGGTGATGAAGGACAAGCAATTGGCACATATCAACACGCTGATTATGTATTAAACAATAATATACACAAATCAGAAACATTTGCTGGTAAAGAATATGAATATAATGAAGGTGAACAAGTGAATTATAAAGAGATTGCACAGGCCATTGCTGACGGTAAAATAGTTGGTTGGTTTCAAGGCAAATCAGAAAGTGGTAATCGTGCATTAGGCAATAGAAGTATATTAGCTGATCCTCGAAATCCTGACATCAAAGATATTATTAATCATACTATAAAGATGAGAGAAGATTTTAGACCATTTGCACCTGCTGTATTAGAAGAACACTATGAAGAATATTTTGATACAAGATTACCTAGTCCTTATATGAGCAGAATATGTAAAGTTAAATCAGATAAAGTGCCTGGTATTACACACGTTGATAATACAGCAAGAATACAAACTGTTAATAAAGAATTTAACCAAAAGTTTTACAATATTATCAATGAGTTTTATAAGATAACAGGAATACCTATGTTGTTAAATACAAGTTTTAACTGTAGAGAACCTATAGTAGAGAGTCCTAAACAGGCGATAAATACCTTTAAGAGAACGGCATTGGATATATTAGTAATTAATGATAAGGTAATATGTAAATGAAACATTTTGATTTGTTAGAACAAAAAAGAAAACACGTTAGAAGATATAATAAAAAAATACCTTCTAAAAATTTAATAGAAACTTCTTTATATAAAGCCTGGAAGACAACACCATCAAAAAACAATGCCATACCATACAAAGTCTTTGTTTGGGGTCCAGATAAAGAAGCTGATAAAGAAAAAATATACAATCTTTGTTTAAAAGGTTGTAAAGATGCCGAACAACGTGCTGTTAATGACCGATTGTCAACAAAAACATCTTCAATAAATAATCCAAATTTTGAACATATAAAAAATAACCCATATCTATTTACAATACATGGTAGAATTTCAAAACCAAATGTATTTCATAAAAATTTAATTGACAATCACGGTATGTTTTATGATCAAGGTTATGAGAGTCATATGAAAAAAATTGAAAATAGTGTTGCTGTTGAAGTTGGAATATTTATTTCAAACCTATCAACTTATTTGCTTGAAAATGAATTAGACATTTCATATAATTTATGTTTTAAAAGGTCTCCTAGTGATTGGCATAAAGTTGGTCTAAATATGATTAAGACAAGACCTATATTAATGATGAGTTGTGGCTATGCTGAAAGATACAGATATGAAGACGTGGAAGAATGGAAAATGATAGGTGATGATATAAAACCTGAAATAAAAGAAATTATAGAATGGATATAATATATGAAACACTTTGATTTATTAGAACAAAAAAGAAAACACGTTAAAACTTATAGTAAAAAAATACCTCCTAAAGAACTAATAGAACGAGCATTGTGGAAAGCATGGAAAACATCTCCGTCAAAAAATAATGCTATGGCTTATCAAGCTCTAGTGTGGGGGCCAGATAAAGAATTAGAAAAAATTGCAATACACAGTTTAGTTGTTAAATGTCACGCTGATGTTGAAGATAAAGCTGTTACAGACGGACAAGCAACAATAACTCAAGGCGCTAAAGTAGGCGGATATGAAAATCCATACTATAGACATATAAGAGAAAATCCTTATTTAATAACCGTACACAGCAGACTTTCTACACCAAATAAATTTTATGAAAGACAAGTTAAAACAGGTCATTTTTATGATCAAGGCTTCAAAAGCCATATTGAAAAAATAGTTGATAGTGTTGCTGTTGAAGTTGGAATATTTATTGCCAATTTAACAAACTATTTGTTAGAAGAAGGACTTGACATATCTTATAATTCTTGTTTCAAAAGAAGACCTGAAGAATGGCATAAAGTCGGTTTAAAAATGGTAGACACTAGACCTATTGTTATGTTAAGTTGTGGGTGGGGTAAAAAGTACAGATATGAAGACCTACGAGAGTTAAAGATTCAACACGAAGACATTAAACCAGAAATAGGAGACATAATAAAGTGGATATAGAAAAATTAAACAATATACTAGATGAAGTATTTACACCAGAAATTGATGATGTAATAAGTAAACAAAAATTGATAGGAGTTAGATTAAGTGGAGGTATAGACTCAGCGTTTATGACCTTTCTTACTATGAGTAAATATCCAAATATAAAAATATTACCTATCACTATGTTTAATAAGTTGAGGCCTGCAGCTATGGATGCTGTAGATAATGTTATTAATACATTAAAATTATTAAATCCAAATAATAACAATCTTTTAGACTCTGAAATATCATTTTTTGACTCATCAGGATTTGTTAAAACACAAGAGATGATAGATGAATTTGAAAAAACAGGCAAAAAATATAATCCTAAAGATATATTTCAAAAAAAATGGTTTTATAGTTTATGGAAAAAATACGAAAACTTAAATATATATTTTTCTGGAGAAACTTTAAATCCACCAATAGAAGAACAACCTAAGATAATTACTGGAGAGTTACGTAAGTTTCCAGAAGATAGAAATCATAAAAAAGAAAAAGTACTTTCAAAAAGAAGAGCACATCACATTCAGGCTCCTAATAACTTTAAATATGAATTTAGACCTTTTCGTAATAAAAACAAAAAACAAGTAGCACAATGGGTAAAATCTTTAGGACTTGATAAGACATTATTTCCCGTAACTGAAACCTGTGAAACTGAAGTGGAAATGTATAAAGAATATGGAAAACCAGATTTTTTTAATTTAGTATATAAAAAACCTGGAGCAGAACCGTGTAAAAGATGTTGGCCATGTAGAGAAAAATATTGGGCATACGGTTACTATGATTTCGGTGCAACTGAAACAATTAATGAATTTAAATTATAATGGATATTGATCTACAATTATTTAAAAATATAATGGCTGAGGCTAGGCATAATAGTGATTTGTTAGACTCATTTAGTCCAAATCAATTTAAAACTAAAGAAAGGCTTGTATCTTATATTAATGATTTAAATATTGTAGATAATAATTCTGAAATAGTTATATTGGGTGGATGGTATGGCAGTATATTGATACCTGCATTTAAAAAAGCAAAAAGAATAACATTAATTGATTTAGACAAAAATGTTACAAGCATAGCAAAACAAAGAATATTCAAACACTATGAAAACGTAGATTTTATAACAAGTGATGTTTTTGATAAAAATAGACATGGAAGAATACGATATGCTAATCTTATAATTAATACTTCCTGCGAACATATGAAACCTATGAAAGATTTAGAAGCATTACAAAAATCAAATGCTTATTTTGCTTTTACTTCTAATAATATGTTAAAGATAGAAGGTCATATTAATTGTGTATATGATTTAGATGATTTTGAAAAACAAATGCCCGATAATGCAAAAGTACTAGTAAAAGATAGTATTAAAGATGAACGTGGAACTAGATTTATATTAGTTGGTAAATTTTATGAAAAGAATAATCTATAGTTTTTATATTGACATTCCAAAAGATGAACTCGATATTTTTGATAAAAATATAATAGGTAAAAAGGGTGTTCCTATTAACTTTGTAACAAAGGATGCCTTTAAAGAACATTATACAAAATTAGTAGCTTGTAAAGAACTGTACGCAAAAGAAATAGGAGTTCCTTTCAAACTATTTGAATATGACTCAGATTTTATAATATATAAAGAAAAATTACAAACAGAATATCCGTTTTTAACAACATATAATATTGTAAATTTTTATAAAATACATTTACTATATAAACTTTCAACAGAATATGATGAAATACTTTATTTAGATTTTGATGTTGTACCTATGAAAACAGATAATTTTTTTGATAATTGGAATCTATCAAAAGGAATTGCAATTCAATATAATACACATAAAGTTATTTCTATGAGTGAAGTAACTGAGCGATCACAAACAATCCGTAGTCCAACATCAAAATATTATAACGCTCAAGCAATGTTAATAGATAGAGGTTTAAATCCAAAACACCACGTTGTAAATACAGGAATTATTGGTGCAAGTAAAAAATATTTACAACAATTAAAATACTTTAATAATTTTAGTGCAGATTTAGCTGAAATGAGTAAACTAACAAAAGGCCATGATATGTTTCCTAAAAAGATAACAGATTTTTTTGGTTGGGATAATGAAACATTATTTGCAGTAAAACTTATGGAAAATAATGTAGATGTTCAATGGTTAGACAATAAGTGGCATTATTTTTTTTCAGGTCAAGGATATGTGCCAGATAACGTAGTTTTATGTCACGCTATTAATAAAAGATTTGATATTGTGTGGAGAAAATACGATGCTTAAAATATGTACTGTTTATTTTGAAGGTTTATATAAGCCTGAACACGTATCAAAATTATATAGATCGTTAAAAAAATACAGTAGTGTGCCTTTTGAGTTTATATGTTTAAGTGACACAGATGTTGAAGCGGATATAGTATTGCCGTACAACCATCACAGTAATATTAAAAAACATTGGCATAAGTTAAAATTTTTTAGTAATCAATTTGCATATCAACAAGCAGGCGATGATATTATTGTTATGGACATTGACCAACAGATTGTAGGTAATATTGACGATATATTAAATTTTTCTGTAAAAGAAAATGAGTTTGTTACCTATGATAGCTGGTGGAATATTAAGACAAATAGGTTTGCTGATAAAGTTATATTACCTATCAATGGAGGTTTCTATAAATTTAAGTCAGGCAGTTTTAACTACATATGGGATGATTTTTCACTAAATCCAGAATACTGGCAACTACACTATTACAATAAAGGTGATGTTCATTACAAATATTATGGGGAACAAAATTATGTATTTTGGAAATTAGATGAACACAAAGTTGATATAAAGTATTTACCTGGTGAATGGATTGTTAAATACACAAATGAAGACAGACAAAACATAGAACTAAATAAAATGTATGCTAAAAAATTTAATACAGATTATATGATACTAGGTGAACCTCATAATAATATAAAAATTATTCACTATCTAGGACCAAAAAATGGAAAAAATATTTAAAGATAAAAAAATGGCAGCAGTGACTAATAGTAGTCCAGGTAATGTGGATACATCAGATTGGTTTAAATTTTTGTCTAAAGAGGGTGAAGAAAGAAAACTAGATCCTAACTCTATTATGAATAGAGCAAAAGATAAAAAAAGTTGGTTTTGTGTTCATCCTTTTGCTGAAATGTTTATAGAACTAGACGGCTCTTACAAAGCTTGTTGTCTTGCAGGTAAAAGTGATAAACATAATATAAACAATACCCCTATAAAAACATGGATGCAAGATAGTGATTATTTAAAACAGTTAAGAAAAGAAATGTTAGATCCTGTAAAACATGGAACTAAAGCTATTAATGAACATTGTATAAGATGTATTAGTGATGAAAAGCGTTATGGTAAATCCAGAAGAACACATCATATGTGGCGTGAGTCAAATAGTAAAGCACGTTGGGATGCTATAGAAAGAAATGTTAGAATGTATGAAAAAACTGGCGAATGGGCATTTGATGAAAGAATAATGCAAATACAACTAAAGTCATTTGGTATTGAATGTAATTTAGATTGTCATATGTGTAACCACGACAGCTCATCTATGCGTATTGATATGATGGATAAACATAATGTTTATAGTGAAAAGATGTTTGGCTCGATGGCAAAAACTAAACGAAAAATTAAACTTGTTGAGGATAATCTAAATAAAATAGATAAAAAGGATGTTACTGAACAGATAAAAGAACTTGCACCATATCTAAACAGTATAAAAATTATAGGTGGTGAACCATTAATAATGAAAAGATACTTTGATTTTTTAAATGAAATAGTTAAAACAGGCCACGCACCTCACATAACAGTTAAGTTTCAAACTAATCTTACAAAATTGGGAGAAGGTAATCACAAATTTATTGACTTTATACCAAAATTTAAACAAACATCATTTACAGCTTCTATTGATGGTATTAATCAATATGCTGAATATTTAAGAAGAAGATCAAACTGGAAAGAAATAGAAGAAAATATAGCTTTATTAAATTCTGAAAAATATAAAGATAAAGCATTTGTTGATGTAAATTCTGTTGTCACGTGTTTTAGTGTGTTGCGTTTTAATGAGGTAATTAAATATTGTGCTGAGAATCCAGGCATAAGAAGTGCTGGTTGGTTAATGATTGAAAGACCTAAGTCATTAAGAGTAAATAATTTACCTAAAAAATTAAAAGAACAACTTATTCCAAAATATGAAGGATGGCCTGATATTCAAGCAGCATTACGACTTGACGAAGAACCAAACAATGATTTTCAGGACACACTAAACTATATGTTAAAACAAGACAAGGCATACAAAGGAACAAAATGGGAACTAAATCTATTTGATGTGTTTCCAGAATTAAAGGAGTATTACAATGGCTGATATAGAAAAAGAAAAGAAGTATATAAAAAAAATACAACAATGTCAAAGAAATTGGGACTATTCAAAACCAATACCTGATGAACATATTAATTATCTCTTATGGGTTGCTCAAAACGCACCATCTAAACAACACGAAGCCTACTATGACATACATTATACAGCAGATAGAAAGGTTATAGAGGAACTTTATAAAGACACATGGGGTTCAACACATTCTGGTGCTTTTAACAATAAACCTCCTGCTACATGGCGTAATCCTCAGGTTAATGCTAGTCTGTTTATGTTATTTGTTATGAAACATCCCCCTACAGCAAGAAACTCAATGGTTGACGGATCAGTTGCTAAAACAAATCATGCACCTAGATGGGAAAATGGTTTAGTTGCAGTAGGTATGGCTCTAGGTTTAGTTATGAGAGCTGCAGCTGAATTAGGATATGCAACAGGTTGCAATAAAAATAATAGTCAAGGTCCTGATTCTGATTTTAGTTGGGAAAGAAGATTAGGCATTTATGAAGATCAATATATTCATAAAACTAAAAAAATGTTATATGGAATAGGTATAGGTTATCCACAAGAAGGAAGACCTAGAAACGAATCAGATGACCATGAATTATTAATTGGTGCAGCTAATGGTCATAATTTATCTTTAAGAGATAGAGGAGAAGAACGAGATATACGAGGTTGGAAATTTAGACAATGTAAAATTGTTGATGTAAGAACTTCAAATACAGCGGTAGATCCATATGGAAACACACACGAACTTCCAGAAAAACCTATATTTTGGACAAACACACAATATCCACGTGAAATTAAATGTATTGAAATAAAGTGATTCCTTATAATGAAAGAACTATTAATATAGACGCAGGTCCACGTTGCACCTTAGAGTGTTCTGCTTGTGTCAGACAAGTATTCAGAAAACAAGGTAAAAAGATACCTGGTAAAGATTTAACACCAGAACAATTTAGTAAAATTATAAAATTTTTTAAAAGAGTTTCTTTTTGTGGAACATTTTCTGATCCTATATTTAATGTTCATTTTATTAAACTATTAAAGATGTGTAAAGATCAAAATATATTTGCCGAGGTACACGCTGCTGCTTCACATAAACCTGAAAAATGGTGGAAAGAAGCATTTTTAGCAAATTTAGATGCTAGGTGGGTTTTTGGTATAGACGGTTTACCTAAAGATAGTCATAAATATAGAAAAAACCAAGATGGTGAATTTCTATTTGATATGATGTTATTAAATAAGCAATTAGGCTCAAATCCTGAATGGCAATATATAATATTTGACTATAACAAAAATAATGTTGATGAAGCAATAAAGATCGCAAAACAACACAAAATAAAATTTTTACTAATAAAATCAGAAAGAATATAATGACAGAATTTCACGGAAAAATAGGTTGGAAAAAAAGTATTTCGTATAAAGAAAATCCTAATAATACATTAAAACCTAAATGTCTTTTAACTGATAGGGATTTGTCATATTCAGTTACAGGCCACATTCTTCCTTGTTGTTGGGTAAACAGTAGTTTTGAAGACAAACATTTAAAAAAATTATTTAAAGATAACTTACATATAGATAATAATGATTCTATAGAAGATATTTTAAACAGTAATGAATGGAAAGAATTTATGGATTTATTACAAAATGGTTCAGATAATGAACTTCCTAAAGTATGTAAATTTTTTTGTAGTAAAGGATTAGATATTAATGTTGAAAATGAGAGAGCTGAATTTTGAGAATAATTTGTTGTAGATTTGGTAATAAGTTTAGTCAATGGCACGTTGATAACTTAAAACATATGATTGATGAATACTCTGGTATAAAATATGACAGCTTTGAAGTTATAGAAGATGATTTATATGGTAACTGGTTCAATAAGTTTCAAATGTATGATAAATTTAAAGACGGCGAGAACTTATATTTTGATTTAGATATAGTTATATATGACAGACTTCCTAATCTTATAAGAAAAAACTTTACATTATTAGATGATACATGGTGGAGGGAAACAGCTCATACACCTCTTAATTCATCTATTGTATCTTGGACAGGTGATGTATCTTACATATGGGATAAATTTAAAAAAAATGATGAATTTTTTATTAGTACATATACTAGAGGTAGTGATGAATGGTATTATAAAAATATTAAATACGAAACGTATAATAGAGTATGCCCTTCAATTAAAGATTATATGTATCAACAACCACCTCAATTTAGTGTTTGCACACTAGGTCAAATGCACCACCTACAAGAAAAAGGATGGACAGGCTGGTATTCTAATTATTTTTTAAATAGGTAATTCTAAATCTGAAAATTCTTTACAAATTTCTATTTCAAAACAACTATGTTCTTTTATATGTTTATAAAGTTGTGCAAATCCATATAAATTTCTTTCAAAGTCATTAATACCTTTATGTTCGTATTCAACACACATAGGTAAATATATTTTAGTTTTATAACCTTTTATAGTCCAATAATAAGCACCTAAATTTTGTTTTTTAAACACACAGCCTGAAGTGTTTGTGCCAGTTACTATTACTTGTTCTACATCTTCTGGTATATCACCAACCCAATTAAACCCATTTGTTACAGCCATATTTTTAAGCTCTATGAGTTTTAAATCACGTGGATCTATAGGTGTTGAATAGAATAAAATTTGTTTTTTATCTATATGTGATGATGATATTATTTCAGTTAACGCTGAATATCTTATATTATCACTATACTTGTCTATGGTTAAATTAGGATGTCCATAAAAGTCAATCAATAAGATTAATGTTTTCATCAACTTTCAATAATTTCTATCGCAGTTTTAAGAACCTCTAATTTAGTTTTTGCTTGTCTTAATCTTTTTTTAGCGTCATTGTTAGTTGACTCACTTATTTGTTTATGTTCAAAACAAGCTAGTTTTAAAGCAAAAATATGATCAACATTTTCTACATCTTCAAATAGTGCAGATAAGATTTTAGGGTAAAATTTAGTATCAAGTTTTTTGTTTTCAAACTCAAATATAAGACCTTGTTTTTCAGCTATTCTTAATACTGATTTTTCAAATTGTTCTTGTTGATCTTTATTTTTTTGATAGGTCGACTCATGTAATTGGTCGATATTCATAAACTTTGATAGTGCTTTAAACTGTTCTCCATCTTCTTCATATGGTATAATAGTAGAAAAAGTCTTTTTATTATCTTCAGATGTTGTTAACACTTCTATATTTTTTCTTTCACTATCTATAAAATATGCAGTTAAAAAATTATCTTTTAAATATTCTTCAGTTATCATTTCGGTTCTCCTTTATATAATTATATAAGTCAATTTTTGGTGACCATCCAATTGTATTTAGTAGGGTATTATCAGCAAGGTTATCTAATCGTTCAAACGCATTTCCCACAACACGTTTA